CACCTTTTTGCTCAGACCGTGGCCAAGGTCACGGTGTGCTCTTGGTCTTGGTATTTGCCAGCGCGGTCTTCGTAGCTGACCGAGCAGGGATCGCCTTCAAAGAAGAGCAGCTGACAGATGCCCTCGTTGGCGTAGATGCGGCAGTCCGCACCGGAGGAGTTGGAAAATTCCAGGGTGAGGTGACCGCGCCAGCCAGCTTCGGCGGGGGTCATGTTGGCGATCACACCCATGCGGGCATAGGTGGATTTGCCGAGGCAGATCACCGTGACGTTGGGCGGCACGCAGAGCTTCTCTAAGGCGACACCCAAGCCGTAGCTATGGGCCGGCAGCACGAAGTAGCGGCCGCGCTCATCGCTTTGCAGCTCGACGTTGCGCAGGTTGTCCGGGTTGAACGCCTTGGGGTCCATGATCGTGCCCGGCACATGCTGAAACACGCGGAAATCAGCAGGTGACAGGCGGATGTCGTAGCCGTAGGAGCTGCAGCCGTAGCTGAGCACCTTGTGGCTAGCGATCTGCCGGATCAAGGTCGGTTCAAACGGCTGGATCATGCCGGCGTCAGCGCGGACGCGAATCCAGTGGTCAGCTTTGATCACAGCAGGGCCTCCCCGCGTGCTTTGCGGGCCAGCACCCATGCGGCAAACGCCACGATCAAGCTGGCGGTTTGGTTGTTGATTGGTGCAGCGTGGGGGTAGCTATCACGCCACCACTCAGCCAGTAGATCTTCAAGCGTCGGCGTTGTCGTCGTCATGGGTTTGGGTGAGAAGGCCGGTGTAGGTGGACTTGAGCGGATGGCCGTCAGGCAGATCAGCGCGGCCGCTGGCTTCGTAGGCAGCGTCTAGGCGGTCTTGCCGCGCTTGCTGCTCAATCGGGTTGCAGTCGGGGTTCATCAGAAGGGCATCGCAGCAGTGGTCTCAACCTTGGGCTGTGCATTGATCGCCCTGATTTCACGCGCCTTGATCACAGTGTCCACACGCTCTTCGCCGGCTTTGGTGGCCCACTTCTTGGTGGTGATCCGACCGGTGGCAGTGACCAACCCTGCTTTGCTCACGCTGTTTGCCAGTTCTTCGGCCAGATCTTCCCAAGCTTCAACGGTGAACCAATGCGGCTCGCTGTCTTTCCCGTTGTTCACGGCAATGCGAACCTTGGCCACCGCTTTACCACCGTCCAGATAACGCAGATCAGGATCAGCCGCAGCGCGGCCGGTGATGGTGAATTCAGCGGATTCAAGGATCGCACTAATGGTGCTGGTTGCTGACATGTTCATCAGTTGATGGTGGGAAGGTTGAAGTAACGGCGCAGCGCGTCATGCACTGCACCGCTGGGGGTGAGCTGATGCTCATCCGCGTGTTTGCGGATCAGCTTCATCACGTCCGGCCAGAGGTGGGCGCAGACGGCCACGCTTTTGGTGCTGCGGGCGTACCGCCGCCTGGGCGTTACCGGCTCGCGTTCGCTAGCGCTAGTCATCAAGGGCGCACCAGAGGTAGGGCGTGTTGCGGTGGGCATAGAAATCAACAGGGGCAATCGCTAAGCCTTCATCCTGCATGGCGATGAAACTGCGCAGATGAAGCCAGCAGGATTTGACCCGTTCATGCGAGCAAAAGCGGTATTCCGCCGGCACCGCATTGGCTGATTCGACCCACTGCAGTGAGGTGCCGCAAAGTGCAGCAAGGTAGGCGCCTTGGTTATTCCTCAGCAGCCAATAAACCCGGTGCAGATACGGATCGCTGCAGGAGCTTGAGATCCGCGCGGATGCGTTGGAGGAGGACGCGTTTCGCGCAGTGATTGCCGAAGTACGTGAGCCTTGCATTAAATGCAGCTTCTGCATAAACGTCTGCTCCCGCCGATTCAATGCCTTCAATGGCATCGCATACATGCGCGTGAGCAAGTCGGATGTGCTCATCAGGCGGCAACGGCATTTAGCTGCTCCATCAGGAAGTCGCGGTGCGCGGCGGTCTTGATGTAGTCGGCGGCCTTCTTGTCGGGCGGCAGGCTGAACCGCTCTTGAAAGGCCAGCACGATCTGAGCGCGGCGTTCCTCGCTCACCTTGAGCACGGCCTGCACCAGCTCTTGCACCTCAGCGGCACTCAGCTTCTCGGGGTTCGGGGATGCCGGCTTCTTGGCCGGTGGCTTGTTAGCGCTAGCCGATGCGGGCACGGCAGGAGCGGCCTCATCACGCATCGGGTTCTCCACCTCCACCCGCGCCCACAGCTCATACCCCAACCCAAAGGCAAAAGCTGCAGCCGTGCAAAGGCAGCGGCGGTGCGTGTCGGTCAGCGTCCGCGCCGTAATGCGCTCAAACGGAATCGGGTTGTTGCGGTTGTCCATGCACGCCTGCGGGAAGTCCGGCGTCACCTGATCGCCATTGGCGAAGTAGCCAACGACATAACCGGAGCCATCAGGGGCACGCCACACATGGCCGCCATCCGGGGCGGCGCTAAGAGTGAACTGCCAGCCGGGTGCGTGAACGTGCAACAGGTGGGCGATCTTGGCCCAATTCACATAGTCAGCGGCATAGGAGCCGCTGCCCTTGGTGGAGATGTCATCAGGAGAGATGACCCCACCAAGTTGCGGGAAGTCGGTCATGGATGCGGTGGTATCGGGTGCCGCGTCGCTGCAGCACCCTTGCATCCTAGGCTAGCCAACGCTAGGGGTCAAGTCCCTGATCCATCGCCGCTAGTGCTTCGGCTACCGGATCGGAGCCGTTGATCGTGATCGCCTCCCATTCGGTCGGCGTCCACTGATGCCAGCCGCTCAGCACGTTGCGCAGTAGGTCGCGCTGGGCGTTGGTCAGGCCTTGGCAGTGCTGCTCCAGCTCCTTCCATGCCACCGCCGGGCTGAGCTGCTTTTCCTTGGCAATCGCCTCAAAGCGGCCCTGATGCTCGGCGCTCAGCGCCTTGGCAGCTTCCTCGGACAACGGCTCCGGTTGCTGCAACCACTCCGGCGGCTCCAGCTCGCCGATGAAATGAGAGAAGAACTCCGTAGCCCGCCATGGCCGGCCGTGGGCGTCAGTGATCGGCTGCGAATCTTTGAGTCGATCCTTCAGGCGCCGGTCGCTCACGCCGCTGTAGTCCCCTTCGGCCACCCGCGCATTGGCCAGCGCCAGCTGGATAAAGGTGAGCGGCTGCGGCTGATCGGTCTTGGCGTTCTGCAGCTTGTTGAAACTCGAATCGCGCACGGCGGGAAAGCCGGCCTGCTCGCCCCACTCATGCAGCGTGCTGTGGATCCAGCCATTGCGGTTGCACCAAGCCGTGAGGGTGCGGCCAAAGCGCTGGCGGGTGGCTAGCGGTGGATGGCTGTAGCGGTCGTGATCCAATGCTTGTGCTTCGCTAGCGGCTAGCCTACCCCTAAGGATGGGCAGCCGCCTCCCCGGCCCTTAGCCGCACGTCCTGCACTGCTCCATCACTCACGACGACCCGATCCACCCACTGCGACAGCAGGCGCCGCGTCTGCTCCGGTGTCCTAGTCATCTCCGCCCACACCTGCGGTTGATCCAGTGCCTCTAAGGCATCGCTCAGCGTGAAGCGGCTGCCGCCATCGCTCACGCAGTCCTGCAACAGCGTGCTCAAGCGCTGCTCCTTGCGCTCGATTACTTCCGCCAGGTCCGCATCCTCCAGCAACCGCAGGTCACTGATCTGGCCCTGTAGCTGTTTGATCTCTGGGCTGAGCCGCTGCTTGAGCCGCAGTTCATCCACCACGCTGCTGTAGGCCAGCAGTTCACGCTTCTCCCACAACCGCTGCAGCACTGCCTCCAGCACGGTGTCCTCCTTGATCCCTTTGTGCGGACGCACCGGGCACACCTCATGGGTGCAGCGCAAATAGATCGGCCCTGGCTGGCGCGGTTGGTGGTAATGCATCAACCCACCGCAATGGCCGCAATGCACCAGCCCGGTCAACACTCGGCTACGACGCTTGCGAATCGGCGTTGTGGACCGAACCCGCAGCGACTGCATCACCTGCTGGATCTCCACCTGCTCCTCGTGGCTCACCAGCCCTTCATGGGCGTGCGGATGAATCTCTTCCACCTCGCCTGGCTTGTTCAGCAGGCGGCTTTTGTTGCCATCGGCATCCAGCTTCCAGCGGAAGGTGCCATACACGCGGCTGCCGGCAATCGCTGGATTCAGCAGCCAACGCCGCAGGCCCTCCAGGCTGCGAAACGCCTGCCCGCATTCCTTGTACTGACAGTCGAAGGCATCGCGCAGGCTGCCGCTGGCCAGGAAGTGGTCCACGATCTGCCGCGCCACCGGCGCCGTCTCGGGGTCCAGTTCGTAGTTGAGTTTGCCCTCGGTGTAGCGGTAGCCAAACGGTGGTTTGCCCGCTTGGGGCTTGAGCTGCTTGCGGGCATACACCTGCCCGTGATGCACCCGCTCACCGATCAGCTCCGATTCCATCTGCGCCATGCCCATCAGCAAGTTGGCGTAGAAGCGCCCCATCGCCGTGGAGAGATCAATCGACTGATCGAGGCAGATCAGGTTCGGCCAGCTGTCTTGATTGAACAGGCGCAGCAACTTCCCGCCATGCACCGTGGATCGGCTCATCCGATCCATGCGCGTGCAGAGCACCGTGTTCAGCAGGCCCTGGTCGCAGCACTCCAGCAAGCGCTTCAGCTCCGGCCGGTCGTCGCGGGTGCCGGAGGCCACATCCACAAACTCCACCACCGGCTCGCCCAGCTTCTCGGCCTGCTCCCGGAGGCGGCTCAGCTGCTGCTCTAAGGCGTGGGCCTGATCCTCGCTTTCGGTGCTGACGCGGGCGTAGATCGCCGTCGTCATCGTTCAATTCGCTCCAGGCTATTCTGTGGCTACAGGCTTAGCCGCGCCAGAGCTGCTTGGCCTGAAACCACAGCCGAAAAGCCGCATGACCACTGCGATCTCAGACCTGACCGCTCAGCCGATCACGCGCAGCACTCTGCTGGAGCTGCTCAGCAGCGACGGCCAGGCCCATGAAAACCTGGGAGCGGGCGTCCGCGAGGCCTGCGTGTGCCTGCACGAGGCCCGGAGCTACTACGACCTGCCGGCGGTGCTGGAGGAGCCTCTGAGCCGCTTCCGCTGGCACCTCGATAAGGCGTTTGCGGCGCTGGAGGATGCCCGCGAACTGATCTGAGCGGCAGCCTGAGCCGAATTGCCACTGGCCCTAGGGAATAACGCCCCTAGGGCTTTTTGCTGTCTTGACGCGCAGCAGATCTGCCTCGGACTGGCTAATTCGCTCTAGCGCAGTTTATTGTTGTGATTCGCGCTAGTCCCGCCATGCGACGGCTAGCGACTAACACATCCAAAGCCATGACCGCATCCCTTCACTTGGTGACGCGCAGGCCCAAGCGCATCACGATCACCGTGTCCTACGCCGTTGCGGAGCACCTCTTCACGATGAGCGACGAGCAGGGCCGCTCCACCAGCAACCTGGCCGCTCACCTGCTGGAGGTGGCGCTGGAGGCCATGCACGGCGAGCCGCCGATCAAGAAGAAGTGGCCCGGCAAGGGCTGAGCGCACGGCCCCGTCAGGGGCCTTTTTCGTGGCGGTGTGCAGCAGTCCTGCGGCGGGTCGCAAGGGACTCGGTGGCTAGCGCAGATATGCCTTGCCACTGCGGCTAGCCGTGGCTAGCTTCGGCACCGATCCGTTCAAATCCGTGCAAAACGGTGCAGATCGGTTCAGATCAGTACAAATCGGTGCCACCTGGCGATGCCCCGGATCAACCTGACTGTTCAGCCTGAGCTGTACGACTACATCTTGAAACACAAGCCCAAAGCCCTGTCGGTGCCTGCGTTTTGCAGTCTGCTGATCGAGCAGTCGGCCTCGGATTCTCTTGACAAGGCCATTACTCTGGGAGACACGAGCGCAGCCGGGGCTCCCTCTACTTCTTCTAATTCTTCTTCTAAAGAAGAAGAATTAACTTCTATACCTAATAAAACCAAGACGCGCGTGCGCGTGCGCGAGGCCACGCCCTACAGCGCCAAGGTCATCAGCGCTGATCTGGTGCCGGCTGACCTGCTCGATTGCCAGCAGCTGCTGCCGGAGTTCTGGGCGGTCAAGAAGGGAACGCGCTCTGAGGGCGTCTGGAACCGCGTTTGCGGCAAGCTGCGTGGGTGGACACCTGAGCAGCGGCGCGAGGCCCTTGAGCGCGCCATAGCCAGCGGCTGGGGCGATGTTTTTGAGCCCCCTGCAGCTAGGGCTAACTCAGGGCAGCTGCCGCTGTCGCCCAGCGGCGCACCCATGACCCACATGGAGCAGACCGTCGCTTCGTTCATCCGCAAACAACGCGCCATGGAGGAAGGCCGTGCTGTCGCTTGAACACTTCTCTGCCACCATGGGCGCCCTGACCGAAGCGCTGCCGCGTGGCAAGCGCATGGGTGAAGCCACCTATGCCTTGATGTGGGCCACGTTCCCGGCCAAGGCCAAGGAAGACCTCACCCCTGAGATCTGGATGTATGCGGCCGCGCAGCGCCTGCTGGATCCTGACCCGATGGAAGACCTGCCGCTGCCGATGCAGCTGCTGAACTACGTGTTCCGCAACGAGAACGGCCGCGCCAACGTCAGCTGGGGGCTCAAGGCTGACCTGCCCGAGCGCATGGCCAACCCAGACCGCTTCAACCCGCAGCCGGTGCCCGGCCAAGTGGTGCTGCCACCCGAGCCCGCCGTCACCAACCCGCTGCTGCAGGAGGTGGCATGGTGAAGCGCAAGCAGGAATGGGTGCCAGCCACAACCTTTACGACCGTCAAGCTGAAGCCAAACGGACCCAAGGCTGGACAGTCGGTTGAGGCTTGGCAGCGGGGCAAAGACAAGGAGCAGGATCGCTTTGATGCCGCCAAAGCACGCAAGATCAACCGAGGTGAGTTATGAGCTTCGGCCCGTTGTTTGACTTCTCGGCTAGCACTAGCGAGGCCTGTAGAGATCACGCCATCGCCACGGTCGGCGCCAATGCCGGCCCTGAGTTCATGGAGCAGGCCAAGGCCGTCATCTTGGAGCGCCTCTCCGGCACCGAGTGCCTGGCCGAGGAGTTCCGCCGCGTCTGCGAAGACGCCGGCATCAAGCCCCACCACCACAACGCTTGGGGCAGCCTCACCAATCAGCTGGTCAAGGCCGGGATCCTGATCGACACCGGCCGCCTCGGCAAGAGCACGAGCCTTCGTAGCCATGCCCGCCGCCAACCGATTTGGAGAGTGCGCTGATGCGCCCAGCCTTTGATCTCAGCAGCGTCCAAGCGCTGCTTCAGCGCGGCATCAATGCGGGTTATTGGACGCTTGAACAGCTTGATTACCCACCTCCCGATTACGAACGGCAGATCCTTGACGCTCGACGTTCCCAATACTTCGGCCCGAACTATGAGCCACCAGTCCCCTACTTCAACCCGCTCCGATCCCCCAACACCGGTGAAGCCGTCCAGCCCATCAATCCCCGCGATTTCGACGTGGCTGCAGCCACTAGGGCTAACGAGGGACCAAGAAACCTGGACCTACCGCCTATCCAATGGCCACCAGTTCCCGGTGAGCGTCACCAGCCTGATCTCAGCCGTGACCAAGACGCCGCAACAGCTGGAGGCAATCATGGCCACCAAGGCGACCTGGGAGCCACGGGGCAACACCATCCACAAGGCCCTGGAGCTGATGGCGCACCAGCGCTTCAACCCCAGCCCACCGCCGTACCTCTCTCCAGCGCCCCATGGTGACTACGGCGCCTGGATTGAACCGCTCTTGGCCCACGAACTCTGGGATCGCATCAGCGTGATCGGTGCTGAAGTCATGGCCTACAGCCTGCGCCGCAACGTCGCTGGCACCGCCGACCTCGTGATCCGCTTTGCCGATGGCACCTACGGCATCGCTGATCTGAAAACCCAAAGCTCCGAACGCTCCACCCCCTACGACACCCGCCCGCAACTCGGCGCCGGCGTCGAAATGATTGGCGACCACTACAAGCTCCTGATCACCCGCTGCCTCACGCTCTGGTCACGGCCCGGCAGCCTCGTGATCCAAACCCACACTGCTGATGAATGCCTGCAGGCCTGGCTGGATGTCTGCGAGGAATACACCGCGCGGTTTCGCCCCTTCTAGGCCGCTAATTAGCTACCGCTAGTCCACCAGCGACCCATCCCGTGCCACTCTTGAGCCGCCGGGATGGCCCGAATACAACACCCGCAAGGGAAATCAGGGCAGGAGCATGCGGCTCCATCGGAATCCCGGCACCCTCTTCGCTAGCCACCCTTGACGCCTAGCGTTGGCTAGCCTATTCTCGTGATTACGGGGGCGACCCCACCGCATCCTTCCCATGAACCCTCTCTGCACGGTTCTCCCAGATCTCCCTTCCTCCGCCACGGACTGGGCTGAGCGCTACCTCTTCAACAGCGCCATCCTTTCCGACTACTGCCACGAGGAAGAACTCGACGATATGCACGCCACCTTCATGGCGGCAGGCATCCCCTACACCGTCCAGTTCCGCCCCGGCACCCCCGACCCCGAGCCCTACGACTGGGCCGACGAATGCCTCAGCGCAGCTGATCGCAACTCCTTTGCTTGCTTCCAGTGACTAGCCCTAACGAGCAGCAGCTTGCATTCCTGCTGGAGCAAGCCGTCACCAACGACATCCACGAAGAAGACGCCGCCGACTTCCTCGACGACCACGGCATCCCCTGCTTTTCCCACAACCGTCAAACCCTCATCACCCTCGCCTACCGCAACGGCTGGAGACCAAACCCATGACCTCCCCCTCCCTACCTCCCTTCATCACCCGCACCACCCGCCGCACCTATTCCCGCACCGCACCCCTGCACGCCGTGCCCTCACGTCCGCACCGCAAACCCTCCAAACCCCAATCGTTCCTTGAGCGTCATGGCGATCTCATTACCTTCCTCTGGACTTGCATCCTCATCGCAGCCCTCGTCTACACCGCCTTCTCTTGAACCGCTGCTAGAAGAACTCACCAACCTTGCCATCAGTGAGAAAGCGATCCAAGCCCGACGCCAAGAACTCCTTGACCTATTGGATCAACTGGTGGAAGCGGGTGAGGCAGAGGAGCAACTCGCGTGGAACGACTGCAAAATCACTCGCCGTAGCCGCAAGTCCTACACCTATCCCGCTCACATCCTTGAGCAACGCGAGCAGCTCAAGGCATCCGAACGACTTTCACTCGCCTTGGGCGAGGCCTCGGTAACCATCAAACACTTCTGGGAAGTCCGCACCGCATGAAGACCAAGCTCAAAGCCTCCTCCCTCCCCATCACCCTCACCGCCTACCAACGCGCTATCGACGCCGCCGCTCGCACCGTTTCCGGCATCCCCCGCGCTCAACTTGAAGCCATCGTTGCCGCCGCTATCACCGCCATCGGCAAACCAGACCATGACGACAAAGCGGCCTGAATACCAACCCTGTCGCCTCGTCTCCCTCTGCGGTCAATACCTCACCGTCAATGGCACCTTCTCCGCAGACCCTGCCCGCGCTCTCACCGCCGAGCGCTGGTACATCGAACGACAGCAGCAACGCATCAACACCGCCACCATCATCCTCCGCGCCTAGCGCCATCACCTTTGATGTGATCGGCATGGAGGCCGCCACGCAAGGCTCCAAACGCGCCATGCCCAACGGCATCATGCTCGAAACCAACAAGCGCCTACGCCCCTGGCGCTCGCACATCACTGACGCCGCCCTCGCTACCAACTACCCCCTCACCACAGCACCGGTCTCCATCTCCATCACCTTCCGTTTCCTACGACCCAAGGCTCACTTCAACAAGTCCGGTCTATCCCCTAAAGCACCACTCCACCTAACCTCCAAACACAAAGGCGACATCGACAAGCTCTCCCGTGCCGTGCTTGATGCCCTCACTGGCACTCTTCTTCACGACGATTCTCAAGTGGTTCAACTATCCGCCCACAAGCGCTACACCACCCCAGAAGAACGTCCCGGTGCCCTCATCACCATCATCCCCCTCACGGCAACTTAAGCTAGCCAGCCTTGGCACCATGGAACCGTGGTCCGTCGTCGCTGAATACCCCTACACCGGCGAACCCTTTGGCCTCGTCTTCAATGACGACTCCACCATGGCTGAAGCTGAATACATCGCTCGACAACTCCTCGCTACCTTCCGCCTCACCGGCCTCTACCTCCCCTCTTCCTCACAAGACAACCCCGAAGGCAACTACCTCTTCCTCTTCACCATCGAGCCTGAAACCATCCCCCGCATGGGCACCATCTGGGCCTACGGCGTCGACGACGCGGAACTCCGCCTGAACGTCCTAGCCTCTGATGGCACGCTCTTCATGCCCTCCCCCGGTTAAACTCCGGCCATGGCTAAAGAGCGCGGACACTACAAACTCAACGCCAACTTGATTGAAAAGGCAGCAAGACTTGCTGCTTTGGGTTGGTCTCAGCGCAACATCGCTGAAGCTTGTGGTGTTGATGATTCCACCTTTCGCATGTGGATCTCTAATGCCGACACTGCGGAGGCCACTGAACTTGAATCCGCGCTTTTAGCGGCTATTCAAGAGGCTGCAGCAGCAGGTGAAGAAGCCTTGGCCGCCAAAATCGCTAACGGCGACACACGCGACGCTCAATGGCTGCTCACTCACTCCGCTCGCTGGCGTGACCGCTGGTCAGACGCAGCCGCCACACGACGCGAAGTGCTCAATACCCTCACCACTGTTGTCCAAGTCATTCAGCAGTCCGATCTGACACCTGAGCAGCAAGATCAACTCCTGCTCCGCATGCAGGCGGCTGGTCTTGGCGCTCTCGCTTGATCCCCTCAGCGCAGCACGCGCTCAGATCCAGCTAGGCCGCAGTGCTGGCCCTGTCGTGCGTGACAGCAATGCCCTGCTCGCTCGCATCTACAGCGACCTGCACCCCAAGCAGCAGGCCTTCATCGACGACACCGATCACAAGATCGTCGCCCTCTGTGCTGGCTACGGCTCCGGCAAAACCCGTGCCCTAGCCGCTAAAGCCGTCAATCTTGCCATTGCTAATCAGGGCTTCATCGGTTGCGTCATGGAACCAACCGGCCCCCTGATCCGCGACATCTGGCAAAACGACTTCGACGACTTTCTGGAGGGCTACGACATCCCCTACACCTTCAGGGCCTCGCCGCTCCCGGAATACATCCTGCACCTACCCGGCGGTGATACCAAGATTCTGTGCCGTTCGTTTGAGAACTGGACACGCCTCATCGGTCTCAACCTCGCCTGGTGTCTCGCTGACGAGGTGGACACCGTAAACAAGACGCTGGCGCAAAAGGCATTCACCAAGATCCTCGGCCGCCTTCGCTCCGGTAACACCCGCCAGTTCGCCGCCGCCTCCACACCCGAGGGCTACAGCTGGCTCTACCAGAACTTCGGCACCGAGGAAGCCCTGGCCCGTGAGGATCGGCACCTGATCAGGATGCGCACCTACGACAACCCGCATCTGCCGCCGGACTTCATCGAAACCCTGAAGGCCAACTACGACCCCAGCCTGCTGCTGGCCTACCTGGAAGGGCAATGGGTCAACCTCACCACCGGGCAGGTCTACGACCGCTTCAGCCGCGACAAGCACGTTCAGCCTGTCACCTGGGATGTGGATGAGCCGATCTTGCTGGGGATCGACTTCAACGTGGGCAATATGTCCGGCATCCTTGCCGTCCGCCGTGGCAACACGCTGCACATCTTTGATGAGATCAGCGGTGCCCATGACACTGATGCCATGGGCCAAGAGGTGCGCCGCCGTTACGGCAAAGCCCGCATCCTCGGCTACCCCGATGCCTCTGGCGCTGCCCGCAGCACCAACAGCTCCCGCAGCGATGTGGCGATCCTTGAGGCCTACGACATCCACAACATGGCGCCCAAGGCCAACCCGCCGGTGCGGGACCGCATCGCAGCGGTGCAAGCGTTGCTGGAGAACGGCAACGGTCATGTGCGCCTGTTTGTGGATCCGCGCTGCAAGCGCACCATCGAGTGCCTAGAGCTGCAGAGCTACAACGACAAAGGCGATCCCGACAAAAAAGCAGGTTTCGACCACATGAACGACGCACTGGGCTACATCGTTCACCGTTGCTTCGAGGTGGGCCGGGCCACCAGCGGCAAGGCGGTGCGCGGCGTGCGGCTGTACTGACTTGCGCTAGCCACCGATCATGGGCTAGGCTTCGCTCGGTTAGTTGAACCCGGCGGCCTCTTCGGACTCCCCGGCGGCTTCTAACCACCCCATTTCATCACTGCCATGACAACCACCCTCGCGTGGGTGGCGGTGATCCTGCTCTTCCCGCTCATCCTCCTGCTCTGGGCTACTGAGTCCCAGCAGCAGCGCATCCGTCGTCTGCATTCTGCAGGCCTGAGCCAGACCAAGATCGCCAGCCGCCTCAACCTCTCCCGCTACACAGTTAGGAAAGCTCTAGCCGCTCCGTAAGCCACCGGAAACCTAGCCGTAGAGTTTGCCTCCCTCATGGCCCGTTCTTACAAGCGTGACAACAACGGTCGTTTCGCTGGTGGCGGCGGCGGTGGTGGTGGCGGCGGTGGTAAAGGCGGTGGCGGGAAGATGGGTAAAAGTGCCAAGAATGAGAGCGCACGCGCTAAGTACAAAGAAGCCAGCGGCAAAGCTCGTGAGCTGACTAAAACGGCCAGCAAAGTTGCTAGCAATCCCAAGTCTTCCGCTAAGGAAAAAGCGTTCTGGAATCGTCAAGCTGGCGGTGCAAAGTCCGGCCTCACTCGGGTTAGCAATAACCTGAGTGGTAAGGGCAAAAAGTCGGCATCCTCTGGGGTCACCGCTGCCCGAGCTGCTGGTCGCGCCAAAGGTTCTGCCATGGCCGCTAAAGCCACTTCTCGCAATGCCGCTCTTGATGCCAAGGCCGCAGCTTATGGCGGTGGCAAGGCTCCTTCCCGTCGTCGTCGCAAGTGATCGGTTGTTGATCGCCCTTACCTGAGCTGCCGTGCATACCCTCGCTGCCACCACCAACCTGAACCTTGCCTTGACCACCATCAAGGATTTGCAGGTTCATGACCCTGGGATTCCGTGGTTGCGCATGGAGCCGCGCTGGCGGCTCATCGAGCAGCTCAGTCTTGGCACCCTCGGCATGCAAGCGGCCGGCCGCCGCTACCTGCCGCAGGAACCCAAGGAAGACGACGAGAGCTATCAGGCCCGCCTCGCCCGTTCCGTCTGCCCTCCATACACCCTGCGCCTAGAGCAGATGCTGGCCGGCATGCTCACCCGCAAGCCGGTGCGGCTGGACAACGTGCCTGACGTGATCCAGGAGCACCTCTACGACGTGGATCTGAGCGGTGCAGATCTCAACGTCTACCTGCAGGATCTGGCGCGGAAGTGCATCCGCTACGGCCACGTTGGTGTGCTGGTGGACTTCCCCCGTGGTGATGAAGGGGATGACACCCCCGTGACCACTTTTGAGCGCCCCTACTGGGTCAGCTACACGCCGCGCGACATCCTCGGCTGGCGCACGGATGTGGTGAACGGCTCCCAGCAGCTGACGCAGCTACGCCTGCGCGAGCAGGTGGTCGTGCCCTACGGCGAGTTCGGCGAGGAACTGGTGGAGCAGGTGCGCGTGCTGGAGATCGGCCGCTTCCGTCTCTACCGCAAGCAGGCCTCCAAGAACCGCGACTGGGAGCTGATCTCCGAAGGCACCACCACCCTTGACCGGATTCCCTTTGCGGTGGCCTATGCCAACCGCACCGGCATCCTCGAATCCACCCCGCCTCTAGAAGAGGTGGCCTGGCTGAACCTCAAGGCCTACCGCTGCGAATCCGATCAGGCCAACATCCTCCACGTCGCCGCAGTCCCCCGTTACAACCTCTTCGGTGTGCCTGCCGAAGTCGACGAGCTAGAGGCTGGCCCCAACTCGGCCATGGCCTTCCCGGTGGATGCCCGCGCTGAGTTCACTGAACCCACCGGCACCAGCTATCAAGCCCGCTTCACTGAGCTGGACCGCATCGAAAAGCAAATCGCGGAACTAGGTCTGGCTGCTGTGCTCGGTCAGAACATGACCAACCAAGCTGCCGAATCCAAGGCGATTGAACGCAGCCAAGGCGACGCCGCTCTCCAGGCGGTGGCCATCGGCCTGCAGAACCTGATCGACAGCTGCCTGCAGTTCCACGCCGCCTACCTGAACCTGCCCACCTCCGGCAGCAGCATGGTGAACAACGACTTCGTGGCCCGCACGCTGGAGCCCGCCCACGTCGCAGAGCTGATCAAGCTGCGCATGAACGGCGACATCACCCAAGAAACGCTGCTGATCCAGCTCGCTGACGGTGAGTGGCTCTACGACGATTTCAATGTGGACGCCGAGATTGAAGCCACACAAGCGCAGCAAGCACAACGCTTGGATGCACAAGCCGCACAGCTTGATGCCAACCTCCAGCAGTTGAATTGAGCCGCTAGCGAACGCTAGTTATACTTTCAGCGATACATCGTTTGTTGCTGTTTTGTCTGACGATCTCGATCAGCAAGAGTCACCGAGTCAATCCTCGGTTGATGCTTCTGCGCTGCAGTCGAAGATTGAGTCCTTGATCCAGCACAACCAAAAGCTGGAGCGCCAACTCGGCCAGGCCAAAGACAAGCTGCGGGCACTGCCGGATGGTGTGGACGTTGATGGGCTGATCAAGTTCAAGCAGGAACACGAGCAGGCGCAGCTGGAGCAACAGGGCAAATACGCCGAAGCACGGCAAGCCCTCGAAGCGCAGTTCCGTGAGCGCGAATCACAACTGCAGCAGCGGCTGGATGCCTTGGAAGCGGAGAACCGCGAGCTGAAACTGATCGGCCCTGCTGTCGCCGCATTGGCGGACACGGTGCATGACCCCGATGAGGTGATTCGCCTCAAGCTCAAGCCTGAGCAGATTGAACGCGAAGCTGATGGCACCGTCGTGGTTGTGGATGGCTATCAGCGCACGCCCATCAACGACTGGGCACGCACCAGCCTGCCGCAATACCGCCTCAAGGCACCCAAGCCCCAAGGCACTGGCGCACCGGTCGGCCGTAGTGGTGGCGGTGGTGAGCTACCGGCTGGCAGCAAGAACCCCTTTAGTCGGGAGCACTACAACCTCACCGAACAGGCTCGCATTTACAAGACCGATCCTGAGTTGTACGCACGCCTTAAAGCCGCTGCTGGTAAGTAACACGCAGCGGAATACTTACAGGTAACGGGTGGCTGTTGGCGCCCTGAATGGCTGTTGGCCGCCTTTGTAAACCCCCAACCTGGAGAACACCATGGCTGCCACTGTGCGGTCTGATGTGGTCATCCCCGAGATTTTTACCCCCTATCTCGAAGAGGCCACTACCCTTCAAAACGCTTTCATCGCTTCTGGCGTTGTTCAGCCCCTCGCTGCCCTGAACGGTGGTGACGGTGGCGACTACGTGAACGTGCCCTTTTGGGATGCCAACCTGAGCGGCGATGCTGAAGTCCTGAGCGACTCCGGCAGCCTGACTCCTGGCAACATCACCGCCGACAAGCAGCGCGGTGTGTTCCTGCATCGCGGCCGTGCCTGGGGCGTGCGTGAGCTGGCGAAGCTGGCATCTGGGGATGACCCGATGCAGGCCATCGGCAACAAAGTTGCTTCCTACATCGCCTTCCAACAGCAAAAGGATCTGCTGGCCACCCTCGGTGGTGTGTTCGGTGCTGTCGGTTCCGCCAACACTGGCGCTGCCTTCATCGACCTGACCTTTGACGCCGGTGGTTCGGGTGAAACTCCCCTCACCGCCCGTCATGTGGCCAAGGCTCGCGCACTGCTGGGCGATCAGGGCGACAAGCTCTCCGCCATCTGCATGCACTCCGCCGTCTACTACGACTTGGTGGAGCGCCGCGCCATTGACTACGTGACCGCTGCTGAAGCTCGCGCTACCGCTGCTGCTTCCAACGCTGCTACCCCCGATGTGTTCGGTGGTTCTGTGGCTGCTGCGTTCACCGCTGATGCCAGCGTGCCCTTCTTCATGGGCATGCGCGTGATCGTCAGCGACGATGTGCAGACCTCTGGTTCTGGCTCCAGCAAGAAGTACGCCACCTACTTCTTCACCCCCGGCGCTGTGGCCTCTGGCGAACAGCAGGGTCTGAAGACCGAAGTGGATCGCGACATCCTCGCGCTGGCTGACTACATGGCCGTGTCCTGGCACAACTGCTACCACCCCATGGGTTCGCAGTATCAAACTGCCGGCGGTGCCAACCCCAGCCAGGCCACTCTCGCCACCATCACCAACTGGACGAAGGTGTACGAGACCAAGAACATCGGTATCGTTCGCGGCACCGTCACTTCCAACTTCGACTGAGGTTGAACGATGGGATTAACAGGTTTCAACCTGGCCCGTCGTGAAGAAGAGGAGGCTGCTCCGGCAGCCTCTGTTCCTTCCGAGCCAGCAGTGTGTGAGGCCCCGGTGCCTCAAGCAGAAACACCCAAGCGTGGTCGCAAGAAGGCTGAGGAGGAATCCTGATGGCCGTCTTCCCTTCCACTGAACAGGTTGGTGGTGCTGGTCAGGTTGGCTTTGAGCTGATCACTGACACCAGTGCTCACACCGGGCGGTTCTTCCGCCTCTATGCCCTCGAAGCCACCGTGATCAACACGGCCACGGTGCAGAACGCTTCCGGCAACACCTTCTCCGCTGTGCCGATTCCGGCCGGTGGTGCCATTGATGGGTTGTTCACTTCGGTGACGCTCACCAGCGGCAAGGTCGTGGCCTACAAGCTCTGATGGCGACCAAAGCAAAGGCGGGCAGTAGTGCTCGCCTTTTTCAGTCTCCGCCCAAGCGCACGCGCCAAGGGCAGGGAACCAATAGCAAAAGAAAGCGTCGGCATGGGCGCAAGCTTCTAAGGGGCCAAGGCCGTGGCTGATCTCTCCCAGCAGATTGAGGTGTTCCTCCGCAATGCGTTGCGGCAGCGCAAGCTGGAAGATCGCCTGATCCGTCAGGCACTGCGTGATCTGCGCAGCACCTTGGCTGCGGTGGAGAGAGTAGTGGGTAGCTCTGGTGTGCTGGCGGTTGGCATCAACCGTGAGCGCACCATTGCCGCAATCACCACTGCGGTGGCCAAGAGCGTGCAGGACTCCTTTGGCGTGCCGCAGCTGGCGGCCTTGCAGGACGCCTTGACCCCCTTTGTGGAGCAGCAGCTGGACTATGCACGGCGGCTGGTCTCCATGGCCGGCGGGAACCTCACGGCAGAAGGCGCCGGTCAGCTCAGCCAGGTGCAGGTGCAGCGCCTCGTGAACGATGCCGTCGTGGGTGGCAAAACCCTCAGCACGCAGCTCACCCAAGCTTTGCCGGCCACCGTTGCCGACCGCGTAGAGCGCTTCATCCGCCTCGGGCTTTCGGACATTGGTGGTGAGACGTTTGCCACCTATCAGAACGCCGTGGTGCGCGTCACCGAGAACAACGTCGAAGCCATCGTGCGCACCGCCGTCAACGAGGTGGGCAGTGCCGCACAGCAGGCGATCTACCAATACGAAGCCGACCCGGACTGGCTGGATGCCGAAGGCTTGGTCTGGACTGCACTGCTGGATTCGGCGGTCTGCCCGATCTGCCTGGCCTTGGATGGCAAGCGCTTTCCGCCGGACTACCAGAAGGTCAGCCCGCACCTGCAGTGCGTCCTAGGCGACACCGAGATCGAGCCCGGCATCATTGCCGCCGCCATGCGGAGCCACTACACCGGCAACGTCGTCACCATTCGCACGGATGGCGACCGGGTGCTTTCGGTTACCGAGAACCATCCAGTGCTCACCAGCCACGGATGGAAGCCGGCCAAGCTGCTCCAAGAGGGCGATCAGCTCATTGGTCGACAGGTCAAAAGGGCACCGGTTATCAACCCAGAACTCGACCAGCGCCCAGTCACGGCTGAACAGCTGTTTACGCTTTTGGCTGAGCAATCGTCGATGGAAGGGCGTTGCGTGCCAGCCTCCGCCATGGATTTCCACGGCGATGGGGCCGGGATGCACAGCAATGTCGACATTGCATGTGTGAACTGGGAACTGCTGCTCAACGCTGAAGCCGTGTGCCCGCAGCACTTGCGCGATGCGCTGTTCGTTGTGGCTAATGCGCAGCTGGCGGCGGTAGACGACCTCGGCCCGCTTGATGCGCTCCTGCTCGCTATGCACGCGACCGCGACAGGCTTCATTGGCGGCAGCGACTTGGTTGCGACGCTGCTCGGCGGTCATTTGGCTCCACTTGAGGGCCTCGGCCTCGCTTTGGCTGCGCGGCGTGACCCCCGCTTTGATGAGCCGTTGGCGTATGCAGGTCCGGGACACGCCAAGTTGAAGAGCGATCTGGTTTTCGCTCATGCCGGATCGGTAGAGGTTGACCACAGCGGCGTAGTCAATGACGTTGCGATTGGAACGCAAGGGCACGCCGGCACGAAGCAGACAGTTGCGGATGGCCTTGGCACTGACGCCAAGCTCCTGCGAGAGCTTGTTAGCGCTAATCCCGCTGAGGTAGCGATTGACAACGTGGTCAGCGTCCAAATTGAGGCGAGGCATAGCGTTCCCGTGTATGACTTCTCTACTCTTAGTGGAGCGTATTTTGCTTCTGGCATTTTAACTCACAACTGCCGCTGCAGCCTCGTGCCGTGGAAATGGCGCAACGAGGACATGCGCGACCCCAAGGGCAACCCTGTGGCACCCCGTCGCCTTGCTGATGGTGATGGCCCCGAGCAACCGCTGGATTTCAAGGTGGCCGCCAAGCAGTGGGTCAAAGACAACCCCCAGACCGCTCAGGCCATCTTTGGCAAGAAGCTGGGCCAGCGCCTCGTGGACGGTGAGATCAGCTTCGATAAGGCCGTGAAGCAGTGGGCCGCTCCAAAGGCAAGTTAGTGCTAAGGGTGCGTTGCTATGACCGTCACTGTTGTTGCCACTGTCGGCTCGGCTTCGGCCAATAGCTACATCAGCGTGGCCACTGGTGATGATCTCGCCAACCTCTACCTCGGCACGCTGAATTGGACTTCAGCCAGCACCGATAACAAAGGGCGGGCGCTGATCATGGCGACCCGCTACCTCGATGAGCTGCGCTACATCGGCGAGAAGGCCTCCACCACCCAAGCGCTGGCCTGGCCCCGCAGTGATGCAGCCTGCGGTGATTGGACCTTCACCACCAGCGAGATTCCGCAGCCGATCAAGCAAGCCACCTTTGATCTGGCTGAGGCTCTGCTGGGTGACAGCACTCTGCTGACCGTTGCCGGCGCTGGCAGCACTGAGCTGATCCCTGGCATCCCCAATGCCAACCTCAAGCGTGCCCGCGTGGACGTGATTGATGTGGAGTTCAACAGCGTGCAGCAAGCCGAAAGCAAAAACGCTTTGAACGTCGTGCCACACCTCAAGCAGGTGCTCGGTTGTCTGTGCTTAAGCAAGGCATCATCTTCTGTTGGGGCTGTCCAAGTCTTGCGAAGTTAGACTTGACCTATGCGCATCGCTGAAGGCCAACTTTCATTCTTCAGCACTCCGGCTGAACCGGAGAAAAAGCGCGTTGAGCATCATCTCGCCAAGCCGTTCACCAGAGAAGAGCAGCGGCGCTTTGGTCGGATGTATGCCGAGAACATCGGCCTGATCCGCATGTTCGGCGGGAAGCTGTGCCGCAAGTATCGGCACTGCATGGCCACCGAAGACATCTTCTCCTGCGTGGACATCGCCTTTCTCAAGGCGTGCCGTGCGCATGACCCAGAACGCGGGAAGCTCAGCACCATCTTCTGGACGTTTGCCCAAGGGGAGTGCCTGCACTTCCTGCGTGGCAGCAACTGGACAATCAAGGCCACGCACAAAGCGCGTCTGTTGGGCAATAGCGCTAGGAAGCTGATGGCACTCGGCTGGACCTCGCTAGCGGTCTGCAAGGAGCTGAGCTGCACCAAGACCGAGCTGAAGGATGCGCTGCTGGCCACCGCTGGCGTCGCCCATGACGTAAAGGGCTTTGATCTGCATGTCTGCCCTCGACCCACACCGTGGGAGGTGCTGGAAGCTGAAGAAGATCGTTTAGCGGCAAGTTAGGGCTACAAGCCACAGGAACGATCATGGCCACCGGTGCCTTCTTCGCGGCCCTTGGGTATCGCTTCTATGTGAAGGCTGGCACCACGGCCTCCACAAACCCAACCGCTTCTACTGGGATGACCGAGATTCTCGGTCTGACGAACGCAGGTATTCAGGGCTCCTCCACCACCACGGAAGTGCTGGACTACGGCAGCACTCTGGGTTATGCAGCCAGCCTGGTGACCGGGCAGAGCTACACGATCCCAATGGCGATGAACCTGAACCTTAACGATGCGGGGTACGCCATCTTGCGTCAGGCCGCACGCGATGCAGCAACCGGTGTGACCGTGGAGTGGTATCGGGAGTCGCCTGAGATGAGTTCCACCGGCAGCCCTGAGTACAACAGCGGCGTGGCCTTCGTGACCGACTTCTCCGAAGACATCCAGGCTGGCAACGTGGCCAGTGTGTCTTTCACCCTGACCGGTTATGGCGCCCCATCTTGGGTGGCTGAGACCAACACCTGAGGCTAACTAGAGAGCGAGCAAAGGGATCTCAAGCGGTGGGCTACGGCTCACCGCTTTTTGTTAGAGGCTCATGCCGCTCAGCTTGCGCCACTGATCTGCGAAGTAGGTATCGAGCGGTGCATTCTCTAGAGCCGGCTTGATCCAGTTGCGCCCTGGCACCAGCGTGCCCTTGCTGGTGGTGTAGCCGGTGAGGATCAGCGGGGCATAGGCAAACCCGCCTTTGCTCTTGGCATCCCACGTAAAGGTGATCGTGGTGCGGCCATCAAAGCTGCGGCGCTGAGAGCGCAGGAACCCTCTCAGATCCACGATGTCGCGGGGGCTGCTGACGGTGGCGCCATTGCGCCGTTTGGTTTCCCGAGGCCAGCCGAACTGCGGCGATTGGATCTCAGCCTTGAGCTGCTTGTCCAGCACCGTCTGGTAGGTGCCCAAGATCTGCGGCACCCGCAGCTTCAGTTGATTGGCATTCCAGCCGGTGAGGCGAAACGAAGCACGGACCTGAACCGCCATCAGCCCTGCACGTAGCGGGCCAAGCGGATCTTGTCGCCCAGCACCTGCTGCAACGTGCTGCCGATCAGGCCGGTGCTGCCGTAGGGAAAGCGGCCGTTGATCACCTCACACTCAATGGCACCTTGGCCGGCGAAGTTCAGCGTGCCGGTGATGCCGGGTTTGATGCGGGCATCCAATGCCTGCGGGCTGACGGCATAGCCCTCATAGGTCTCCACGTCCGTATCAACGCCAGGAAAACCCGAACTGTTGGTGCCGGCCTGTCGCAGGTACAAGCTGACGGTGACCGCTTCTGTGGCCGGTGCAATGTTCCCGGTAACAGGATCAGTCATGGTGCCAACCGTGGGCACGGTGAAGACAGCCGTGGCGTTGGCGAGAGCAGCGAGAGCGCTTGTCATGGCCTAGGTTCCCGCGTCTGAAGGCAACCTAAAAGCAGCGAGAAGCTGAGTTGTGGCCGAGAGTCTGGGCGCTGCTGTATTGACGCTCAGCGTTGATGACTCCCGCTTTCAGGCTGGCCTCAAAAGCGCACAGACGGCGGCTGAATCGTTCCGTAATGTCGTCGCCAGTCTTGGCGTTGCCACAACCATCGGCGGTGGCTTGGCCTTTATTGGCAATCAGGTCAAGCAGCTGGATGAGGCCAGTGCTGCTGTACGCACCCTTGGCGTTGACTCTGATGAACTAGGCAAAAGGCTTCGTGCGCTGTCCGCTGAGCTGGATAGCAACATCAGTCAGATCGACCTGACCAAGGCGGCCTATGACGTGGCCAGCTCTGGCTTTGCGTCCGCTTCTGAGGCAACGGACATCCTTCGCGCATCGGCACTGGGTGCCAAAGGTGGTTTTGCTGATGTCAATGATGTGGCCAGCGCATTGACCGGTGTGCTCAACGCTTACGGCCTCAGTGCATCATCGGCGACCGACATTGTTGACAAGTTTGTGCAGACGCAGGCGGACGGTGTGATTACCGTGCGTCAATACGCCGCACAGATCGGTACGATCAGCTCCATCGCAGCGGCAGCTGGCGTCAGCATTGATGAGCTGAATGCTGCCGTGGCGACTGCCACCCTGCGTGGTGTACCTGTGGCGCAGACGTTCACGGGTCTGCGTCAAGCAATCAGCAGCATCATCAAGCCAAGTGAGCAGGCCAAGGAGTTGGCTGAATCCTTGGGCTTGGATTACAGCGTGGCAGCGTTGCAATCCAAGGGCTTTGCGGCGGTCTTGGCTGATGTGCAGCAGAAGACCGGCGGTTCTGCTGACAAGCTGGCAGTGCTGTTGGGCAGTGTTGAGGCGCAGGCTGCCATTCAGCCACTGCTCAACGACCGATTGGCTAAATACAACGAGCTGCTGGATAAGCAAAGCCAAGCTGCTGGCCAAGCTGCATCGGCATCAGACATCAATGCCAAAACAATTAGCGGCGGTCTTCAGCAAATTGGCAATGGGTTCTCCAATCTGGCGACAACCCTCGACACGACGTTGACCCCGTTGTTTAGTGGTTTCATCAAGAGTCTGAACGACATCTTGAGCAAGCTCAATCAGGTGTCCGCTCTCGCGCCCGAAAAGGTGCTTGCGCGAGAGAAGCAGGCTACGGATCTTGTGGCTGCGAACCTAGGCCCGCTTGGCCTCAAGGGGTCAGGCTTCTTTGGTTCGGTCTCGGTGCCTGGTGCCAGTGTTGGTCCGCAGTTCAAAGACAAAACCTTCACCGGCTCTGCAACTGGTGTTCGGGAAGACATCATCAGGGCTTTGCTGTCACAGGACTTAGCCGAGATCAACAAGGCGCTGCCTGAGGCCGGCAAGCAAGCCGGTAAGGAGTTGGCCAATGGTGGAACACAGGCGGGTCAAGCTCTTGTGGCTGCTGCTGGTGAAGTCCCGCAAGCAGTCAAAGATTCTGCGGCCATCGCCCGTCAAAATGCAGAGCTTGGCATCGGGTTAGAAGCCATCCAGCGGCAAATTGACGCCGAAAACCAGCTCGCTCGCGTTGCCGAAGGCCCTTACAAGGAGTTCCTCAAGCAAAAGCTCGGCATTGAAGAGACCACTGCCGCTGCTGAAGACAAGGTGCGCTCCCTCGGCGCCCAGCTGGAGGAGCTGCGCGGCAAAGGCGTTGGTGTTGATAGCCCTGAGTACAAGAAAGTGCTTAATGATCAGGTGCTTGCCCAGCAAGAGGTGGAGCTAGCACGTGCCAAAGGCAATACCGCGTTGATTGATGCTGGCAATTCCTTTAATGAGTCCCTGAATGATGCGTCTGACAAGCTGGCAAAGGCCAGCGAGCAAGCGGCAAAGGATGCAGAGTCAGCCAGCAATGACTACGACTCAGCGGCCAAATCGCTGCGTGGCGCCCTTGAAGGTTCGTTCAATCTCCTCACCAGCTCACGGCAGGACAGCTTGACGCGTGCCGCGCAGGCTGACATCAACCGAGCTGTGCAGGCTGGTCTGTTTGATAGTTCCAAAGTCGGCAACCTCAAGGGCAGTGAGCTGCTCTCGGCCGCGTCTCAAGCGCGTGGAATCTTTGAAGCTGACAGCAGGCTGGTGAAATCCAACGATGAACTGACCAAAGCCACAAGCAAGCTTGCGGAGAAGGACTGGACCGTGAATGTCGCCGTCAACGCCAACAGCGGCGATTACGCCGTTCAACTGGGCTAAGCCATGACTGTCTCCATCGGCGCCTTCACCACCAACAAGCTCCTCGCCCAGCCCTTTGGCTATGAGGAAGCCACCACCCGCGACGGCCTCACCGCTCGGCGCTGGACCGTCAGCGGCCTGCTCACCGCCACTGAGTGGCAATCACTGCTGAGTGTCTACAACACCTGGCGTGATGCGCGGATCCAAGACGCGGACAGCGTGGCGGCCAACAGCGTCGGCACCACCGTCAGCCTGACCGCCAGCGCCAACGGCATTACCTGGAGCGGTGTCGGCTGCTGGTTCACCAGTGCCCCGAGAGGCGATCAAGCTGGCCCCTACATCTCCGCCAGCGTGGAGCTGGTCGATGCAGCACAAGCGCTGCAGGTTGCGTTGCGTCAGCGTGAAAAAGCCAAGAGCGCGGAAGATCGCCCCGCCCTTGGCACGTTTACTCTCGGCGGTTGCACTCTGACGCTATTGAGGCCACCTGTCACCTATCAGGACGTGCCGCAGATGCAGCTCACCGCTGCTGGCACCAGCTACCTGACCGGACCGCTCACGGCAACCAAGGTGTATGCGCTGGAAGGCGAAACCAACGCTTCGGGATGGAGTGCCTTGCAGAGCTGGTTTGAAAGCACCATCGGCACCACCCCAGCAGCAGGTGCCTACTTCCCCCTCGGCGCCCCTACGGCCACAGCGGCCAATGACGTGGTGAACGGCCTGAAGGTCATCACCTACACCGTGACCCTGAGCGTTGGAGTGGCTCAATGACCGTTGACGTTCGCGCTCACGTCTTCTGCAACCTCGGCACGATCATCAGCGGCAGCATCGCGGATGAAGCACTGAGCGTTGGCCAAGGTTTGATCAGCTGCCGTGGCCAGTTGGTGCTGGCAGGGCTGAGCACACCGGCCGTGGGCAGCATCGTCAACATCGGTTGGGAGCGCGACGGCACCATCGCCCGGCTGCCGCGCACGCTCCGGGTGCTGAGCAGCTTTGCCAACCCCTTCACGCGCCAGACGACGGTGCAGCTGGGCGACAAGCTGGTGTATCTGGCCAACCTGAAGGGCAAACCGGCGGAGGAGGAGCAGCCAGAAGACGACGAGAGCAACGGCCCTGAGCCGCAGAACTACCCCAGCAGCGACTACGACTGGCAGCCGCTGGAGCAGTGTTACCTGCCCAAAGAGGGTGCCAAGCCGTTCAACTTCTCTGACTCCAAGGCCGCCAGCCAGCTGACGGTGCGCGAGGACTACGCGCTGGCTCCGTCCAAGGTGATGAACCGCGCCCCGATGGGCATCCGCGCCAGTGCAGTGCTGCAGAAATGCTGCTTTGCCTTGGGGCTTGCGACCACCGGCAGCACTCTCACCAACGTCTACCAAGACGACTTTGATCTGAGCGCCGGTTATGTGTCGGTGTTGGATCAGCTGATCAGCAGTGAATCGCTGTTTGGCTACCTGAACGAAAGCGAAACGCTGGTGTTGCGCGGCTGGGATGGCGCTGGCAGCGGCCCTCTGCTGGATGACAGCAGCGTCATCGAGCTGAGCGGCATCAACAGCGGCGTACTGCCCGGCCAGGTGGTGAGCGTCACCTTTGAGAGCAAGCGGCTGGAGCAGACCGCTGCCGAGGAAGCGCAGCAAGAGCTGGATGACGAAGAGGCCGCGCAGGAGGTGTTGGATGACCCCACCAGCACCGAAGAGGAGAAAGAAGCTGCGCAGGCCGAGCTGGATACCTTGGCGGAAGAGAAGCAGCTGCGCGACTGGGAGCGCGATGAAGCGGTCACCTACAACCAGCAGTACGACTTCTATGTGCAAGACGACGCGGGTGCCATCGTCTACACGCTGAGCGTTGCCCACAACCCCCGCAGCGTCACCCGCACCTACTACGACGAAAGCGACTACAAGACCAAGGCGATCACCACCGAAGAGCGCATCTTTGCCGGGGAGCTGGGCTCCATCCTCCAGGCCAAGCTCAACGCCCTCTATGCGGCCAACGATCTGGAGGAGCTGCGCCTGCTGCCGCAGCTTGCTCGCCAAGAACTTCTGTTCCGCACCGAGGAATACCTCGAATACGAACCGATCAAGCAGGAGGAAGCCGCCGACTCCTTCGCCCTTGATCCTGATCGCCTCTGCCCGGATCCCACCGGGGAAGAGCGCGTTGTGGATGAAGATGCGGCTCAAGAGAAGAGGGTGGAAAAGCAGCAGGTGCGTCAGACCGTCAAGCGCTTTGAACCGATTGAGGCCCTGATCGGCAAGCTGAACATCGGCGGCATCGACTGGGGCGAGTTTGATCTGACCACCCTGCCCACTGGCGAATACGAAGCCGAGCGCACGGTGATCACCTACGACACCAACCAACCCGAAGGCCAAACCAAGACGCGCACGGATCGCTACCTCGCCTATGGCCTGACGCAGAACGGTCAGCAGGACACGGCCGAAAAGGGCCAAGTCACCACGGATCTCAACGGCTTGAACGATCTGCTTGCGGCAGCGGAGCGTCTGGTGTTTGAAGGCACCAGCATGGCGATCCAGCAGGACCGCACCTTCGGCGTCCAGCAGCGCCCCACCACTGAGGCCCGCCAGGAAGCGCTGAAGGAAAAGCAGGCAGCAGTTGGTGCCACCAACGACGAAGGCCGCCAGCAGGCGGAGCTGGAGCAGGAGAACAGCACGGTCGAAAGCAAGCCCAAGACCGAGCTCGAGATGCCGCTCGCCTCCGATGACGCAGTGGTGTGGAGCGCCAGCAATGGCTATGAGTTCAAGGGCAGCAATGCGATGAGCCAAGCGCTGCGGTACGCCCGCACGCAGAACGCGGTGATGTTTGGCAACCGCGCTGGTGTCTCTCTGCAGCTGCCGGCCTATGTAATGCCGCTGTACCCGCTGAGTTCGGTGTACCTGCAGGCGGCTGGCTTGACGGCGGCCTACAAGGCCAACGGGCTCAGCTGGAGCTTCAACAGCGACGGCATCCTCGGCGCCATGGATGCGCTTTATGCCGGGGCGGTCAGCGGCAGCGGCACCTTCTGGATGCCGGTGGCCCCTGGCATCACCAGCCTCCCGAGTGATCCGACCGTGACGACTGGCACCGGCGCCCCGGCCAACAGCACCACCACCCCTAGTGGCTTTGACCCGACAGCACCAGGGGCAGTGTTTGCCAGCCTGCCCACGGGCCAGGCGCCCAGTTATGCGCAGAGCATCGCGCCCACGGCTTTGGTGCCTTCTGTGAATGAGCGGGTGCCGTTAGTGGCGGGCACTAGGACCGCTCTCAGCGTGACCGCACTGGACTACGCGTTGACGTTGCCAACCGGCACGGCGGTGTTGGTGACAAAGGCGGAGATCACGGTGGCCACGAGGCTGGCGGCAGAGGCAGCGGCGTTCGTGGCGACAGGCCAAGCCAATGCCTTCAGCTACACCCGCCGGCTCACTGCTGCGGCCGGCAGCGTGGTGGCTACAGGCTTTGGCGCTGGCTCAATCCGCGACTACCGGATCGGCACCAACTTCGGCACTTTCACCGCAACCGGCCAGAACGCCATCGTCGCTCTGCAGCGGGCACCACTGGCCGCAGACGCTGGCAGCTTTGCATTGAGCGGCCAAGCCGCGCTCTTCTCAGGGGCTACGACGTTCCCTGCTGACGCGGGCAGCTTTGCGCTCACCGGCCAAGACGCCGGCAGTTTGCGCGGTTACATCTTGAGCGGCGCAGCCAATTCCTTTGAAGTTGGCGGACAGGATGGACTGTTCACATACACTTCGCCGCAGTTCAACATTGTCTCTTACACGGGCAACGCAACATCTCGATCTATAGCTGGCGTTGGCTTTGAGCCAGGCATTGTATGGATCAGAAAAACCGGCGGACTTGGCGGCTCTCATTATGTCTTTGACTATCAGCGAGGAGTTTATAAGTATTGGGTAATTGATAGTACTGCAGCATTTGCAAATAATGCTACGACCCTGGTTTCGTTTGATCCTGATGGGTTTGGCCTTGGTGGATCTGCCCTTGTTAATGCAACGCCTGATCTGTATGCCGCGTTCGCTCTAAAGAAGGGGCTGGCTTTTGTCGCCAATAACGATGGTTCGATAGCATCTACTTGCAGTGTTAATTCAGATGCTGGCTACAGCGTCTTTAGCTGGACCGGCACCGGGGCCACGGGTACAATAGGTCACGGGCTAGGTATACAGCCGGAGCTATTTGTTTGGAAAAACAGCGGCGCGGTGGTGGGCCGGATTGGTTCTCCGCTAATTGGCAATAACTACAGCATGGCATTTAGCAGCACGGGCGTGGCATCCTCTAGCACCGCCCATTATCGGACATCTAACTCTTCCGTCATAGAGCTTGGCGGTAGCTCAAATTCTGTCATCCAATATATTGGCTATGCCTTTTCGAGTGTGCCGGGTGTTAGCAAAGTGAACACCTATTCGGGTTCTGCAGCTACTAAGACTGTTGTGGTCGGCTTCCAGCCAAGACTTGTCATCTTAAAAAGCTATATCGGTTCAAATGAGAGTTGGACCGTCTTTTACTCCATTTCCAAAGCGACGGGTTTTGCCCAGCAGGTTCCGCTTTACGGAACGACGCCAGAAGCAACCTCGGCCAGTTTTTCGTTCACTGAGTCCGGTTTTGAGATCACGGCTGGAAACACTGGAAATCAAAACGCCACCACCTCATATATTTACATCGCGTTTGCTTGAGCGGAGAGTCCGGCAACCTAGCCCCAAAGCTCCGGCCTCATGGCGTCGTTCAACAAGTTCAATAGCTTCGTGGAGGCATTGGCCGAGAAGAAGCATGATCTCGGCGCTGACACGCTCAAGGTGCTGCTCACCAACACCGCACCCGTTGCCACTAACAGCGTCAAGGCAGATCTGACGGAGATTAGCGCGGGCAATGGCTACACCGCCGGGGGCAACACCGCTTCGGTCACCAGTTCGGCGCAAACCTCCGGCACCTACAAGCTGGTGCTAGGCGACCCTGCGACCTGGACTGCCAGTGGCGGCAGCATCGGCCCGTTCCGTTATGCCGTGCTCTACAACGACACCGCCAGCAACAAGGAGCTGATCGGCTGGTGGGATTACGGCAGCAGCATCACCTTGGCCGCTGGTGAATCCTTTGCTGTGGACTTTGATCCGACCACCGGCGTGCTGACCCTCGCTTGATATGGCACTCACCAGCACGATCAGCACCAAGGAGCTGCAACGCCAAGCGGCCGCAGCGTTTGAAGGCAAGACCTACACCGTCTTTCTGGCCACCAACACCGGCAGCCTCACGGCGGAATCCACTGCTGCTGCTTGGATTGCCGCCAAGGTGTCCGGCGGTGGCTACGCCGATGTGACCGGCACCATCGGCACTGGCAGCTACAGCACCGGCAACGCTCGCTATGAGCTGCCTGCCATCAACGCCACCTTCACTGCCACCAGCCCTGGCTTCACCTACGACACGGTGTGCGTGCGGATCGGCACTGAGACCTACCTGCACTCGATCTTGGTGGAGTCGCCCAACATCGCCATGGCAGCTGGGCAGAGCAAGACCTACAGCATCACGTTTGCGCAAGACGACTGAGGCTGAGCGATGAGCACCAACATCCAGATTGATGTGGTGCTGGAGCGCCTGCAGGAGCAGGCCAGGCAGGTGTTGGGCCAAAACCGTGATGAGCGGCAGGAGCGCGAGGATGCTCAGCTAGAAGGGCAGCGCAATCGCAGCACACGCGAAAGTCGCCAGACCTTGGTGGCGGCAAGCGCCACAGGCAGCCAGCAAACACCCGCAGGCGAGCTGCGCCAGCGTTCTGCCGATGAGCATTCTGCTGTCCCAGACACCTACAAAAAGCGGCGCCCCGCTGCTCAACGCGAAGGTGGCAGCGTCGCCGCAGTCACCTACAGAACGATCACGCAGTCTGCAGAAGACGCCACGATCACGTTGCGGGTCGGCACGCCTGACTTTGAAGCTCAGGTTGAAGTGCCCAACATCTTTGACCCTGGCCTCGTCACGGTCAACGACATCACGCTGCCAGCGAGTGGTTCTGGAGGCGACAGCGTAGAAGCTGTTGGCGGCATCCACTACGTGGATTCCTTCTATACCAACGCCTATCAGGCGTGGTCTGGGCTGGACATCAGCGGCACCGGCTCACCGCCCCTGCTGTACCAAGGCACCACAGCACCGCCCTTGAGTTCAGTGGTGGATGTGTGGACCGCCAGTTACGACACCTACAACGCCGATCAATCGAGAGCGCTGGTGCTGCCAAGCGGCCGAGCTAGTGGCGTCTTCGTCTATGTCCACAACCGGATCAAGATCTTCAACACGTTCCGCCGCATCCAGCGCCGCAGCCAACAAAGCGAAAACCCGAGATCTGAAACTGTCTCGGCCGCAGATGATGGCACCGGCACTTGGTATGACCTGCGCCAAACTAACCGCGTGATCTTTGAGTATGTGGACACGCAGAGCTTTGCAGCCTATGAGATCTACGCCTTTGCCTTCAGCCCCACTGCAGTCCGGGCGATTACAGCGCCCGATGCCTTGCGCACCTACATCGAAGCTCTGTGTCCCCCGCTGACGGTGAACGGCACCACCAGCAAGCTCGTGGAATCAGGTGGCGGCCAAGTGGCTGGCTACGGCCCCGGCAGCAGCAGCTACTTCTTCACGCTGCCCAATGTCTACGACGATATGCCCACGGTGGATACCACGGCTTGGCTGGCAGACACGGTGTACGGCAACTACCCCTCCGGTAATGACGTGCTGGCCAAGCAGTACGGAATCGGCTGGCTGCAGTACAGCAGTCATGCGGGCAACTTCTTCTCTCCTGCGGTGTTCTCCTTCGTCAAAGGCTCTTTGGATCTGCAGGCCCTGGATGCCAAACAGTACGCCGCGATGCGCGTTCAACTCGGCAACAAGCCACCGGCTAAGTTCCTGGCGCCGTGCGTGCAGACCTGCAGCACAGACGACACGGACTTTTACTACACCAGCACCCAGCCTGTTTCAACTACGACGCCTGTGCCGGAGGCGGACTTCCGCTTGGATCGCCGCTATCGCGTCAAGAACGGGGAGGTGTCTGATGGCACCCTCTACTACTGCTGGGACTGGGATAACACGGCCTACTGCCGCAGCCAGTTGACTTCCCTTGGCTTCAGCTCCGCTGATCTAATCCCATGAACAACCCAGCACTAGAGCGCCTGCAACAGCAGATGGCAGCCCTGATCAAGTACAACCGCGAACAGCGTCAGAAACGCGAGAAAGAAATGCAACTACGCTTGAAGAAGCGTAAGTAGCTCGCCACGGATCTTTATGCCGCAGCTCCCCTTTGTCCAAGCGCCCGAGGCACCCACAAACCGCAGGCTTGGCACACCGGCTAGTGGCATTTTGGAGATGCCGGTGCTCGGTGGTCTGACCGTTGGTGAGTCGGCCATGATCTCTGAGCTGCTGGCCAATGAGCAGAGCAGCTTCGTCAAAGGTGCCCAGATCGCTGATGCGATTGCCAAGGCCGAAGAGATCAGCATCTCCGAGGCGTTCAACATCATCGAAGGCGCCATCAGCGGCAGGCAGCTGGAAGAGCGGGCTGAGGAGATCCGCACCAAGCACGCGGCGTTGATCCAAGAGGTGGCGCAGGTGTACGCCTCGGCTGGGCAGCGCAACATGGAGGCCACGGTCAGTGCGCTGATCAAGTGCCGTTGCAACCTGCCGGACTGGTCCGTTGCTGACACCCGCCAGATGCACCGCGCCCTGTTCAACGCGATCTGGCAACTGGCGCAGGAAGAATCTGACGCCGAGGCGATGCCCAGTGAGCCGCCGACTGAGGAGGAGCTGGGAAAGCCGCCAGCGGCGGATGGCGCCGCAGCGAAACGGACTGGGCGGCGATCTTCTACGACCTAGCCCACAGCTACCCCGGTCAATTCCACCGCACCACCTACGCGAGGGAACTGCGGCAAACGGTGCTGCAGGCATGGCGTGAGCTGCAGCGGATTCGCCGTGAGCAAGCGCAGTTGCAGGAGATGCCGGTGGCTCAACTCGCTGCACTGCTGGCCAACATCAACCGCGACCCCAAGAAGGGCAAACCGTTCTCGCTGCAGGACTTCCAGCTGTTTGCGCAGGAGCAGAAGGCCGAGCGGCGTCTCAGCGCCGAGGTGGCTGCGGTTGCCCTAGCGCTCAAGCACGACGACAAGGCACCGCCCCTGTTGGTGTCCTGTTGGAACGAAGTGCTGGCCAGCGCAGCGGACGGCACGCGAATGCCGGAGGTGCGGGCACTGCATTCCGATGACGACGCCGTGTGGGTGTTGGCGCCGGCATGGGAAGCCACCGGCATCCGTGGTGGATTGGTGCTGGTCAAGGGGCAGATCAGCGGCACCGTCGTGCTGCGCGATCTAGATCGGCCACTGTTGACGCACCGGCTGCTAGTCCCCGCCCGCCCCGGCTTCGGCTGGATCGAGGCAGGTTGCTTGCTGCTTTCGGCGGAAGACTAGGTAATGGACTTGCTGAGCCTGCGCACCGCCATCGAGACCACGCTGGTGGATCAGCTCGGCACGTACACCCTCGCCAACAGCGCCACCACCCCGGCTATCTCGGTGCGGGCACCGGGCGAGAGCCTGCCGCCTGGCACCACCGTCACCGGCCTAGAGGTGGTGATCGTGCGCGAGCCCGAGCTGGTGCCGGTGCGGCAATACAGCAAGGAGCAAGCCTTCAGCCGCTGGACCCTATATCTGGTGGACTGGAGCGGCGATGCCAGCCTGCAGGAAGTGGCTGGCCGCCTGCTCTGGAGCTACCCCGGCAGCAACGCGGTGACGATCAATGTACCCCGTGGTGTGGGGCCCAGATCGCAGATGCGCGTGGACATCACAACCAACCCCGACACCTACGCGGGTTGAGCTGACCGGAAACCTTGGGTATGGCGATCACCCCGGCGAGCTACAACATCCGGCCCCAGCGGCGGGCGGATTATCCGCTGCAGGTGCAGTTCAAGGATGCGGATGGTGACGGCATCAACATCACCGGCTGGACGGTGCTAGCGCAGGTGTGGAGCAAGGATCGTGTGACCAAGTACGGCGACTTCACGGTGACGACGCTGAGCGCCAGCACTGGTTCCGTGAAGCTCACGCTGCCGTACACCGTCACGGCAACCCTCCCGGACGAATGCCGGTACGACGTGATGCTGATCGACAGCAACGGTCTGCGCGAGTATTACCTCGAAGGCATCGTGCGCCCCTCTGAGGGCTACACCGCACCGAGCTGACTATGGCGAACACCGTTGAGGTGATCAGCACCGGCCAGGTGGTCGTCACTGAAATAGCCGAGCAGGCGATTGAACTCACCACCGCTGCCCAGCCGCTGCTGGTGGAGGTGCAAACCGCTGGCCCGCAAGGCCCGCCCATCAGTGAAGTGTTGAACCTCGGCGACTTGGCCAACGTCAACGACACCGCCAAAGTCACGGGCAGCGTCTTGTACTACGACGCCACCACCAGCACTTGGAAAGGCGATGACATCAACACGGTCATCACACTGACGGACGGCGGGAATTTCTGACCGGAAACCTAGCTGCAACGCAGTGTCTCGCCGGTAACCGTGGCCAACACCATCCGCATTAAGCGTTCGACGGGCAGCAGCGCACCGACGAGCTTGGCCAATGCGGAGCTTGCCTTTAGCGAGGGCAACGCTGTCCTGCACTACGGCACCGGCACTGGCGGGGCAGGTGGCAGCGCCACGAGCATCATCAAGATCGGCGGCGCCGGTGCGTTCGCCACACTGGACACCGCTCAGACGATCAGCGGCAACAAGACCTTCACCGGCACTGTCGATCTGAGCGCGGCGACCATCGGCGCCTTCACCACGACCGGCAACGTGGTCGTCGGTGGTGATCTGACCGTCAACGGCACCACCACCACGATCAACAGCACCACGCTCGCTGTTGATGACAAGAACATCATCTTGGGCGACGTGGCCTCGCCCACGGACTCCACAGCTGATGGTGGTGGCATCACCCTCAAGGGTGCAACCGACAAGACCTTCAACTGGATCAATGCCACCGACAGCTGGACTTCCAGCGAAGACATTGACCTAGCCAGCGGCAAGGTCTATCGCATCAATGGCGCCAACGTGCTGAGCGGCAGCACCCTCGGCAGCGGTGTCACTGGCTCCAGCCTCACCTCTGTTGGCACCCTCACCAGTGGTGTGTGGAACGCCAGCACCATTGGCGTGCAGTACGGCGGCACCGGTGCCGCGACCCTCACCGGCTACGTCAAAGGCTCCGGCACCAGCGCACTCACCGCGTCGGCCACGATCCCCAACACCGACATCAGCGGTCTGGGCACGATGAGCACCCAGAACGCCAACAACGTGGCCATCACCGGCGGCACGATTGATGGCATCACCTTGGATGGCGGCAGCTATTGAGCTGGCCGGCAACTTAGTGCGTCCGGCTAGATAGCCACCCACGGACGCCACATGGCGAACACAATCAAGCTTCGGCGCTCAGCCGTCGCGGGCAAAATTCCCGCTGTAGGTGATTTGCAGCTGGGCGAGCTAGCGCTCAACACCTACGACGGCAAGCTCTACACCAAGAAGGACAACGGCACCGCGAGCGTCGTGGAGTTGTCCGGTGGTGGTAGCGGAACTCTCAACGAACTCGACGGTGGCAGCGCATCCAGCGTTTTCACCGTTGGTGAACTCACTGCTCTTGATGGAGGTGCTGCGTAATGTCTGTCCGCATCCAACTGCGCCGTGATACGGCAGCCAACTGGGCCAGCACCAACCCAACCCTGACGCAGGGTGAGCCGGGCTACGAAACTGACACCGGCAAGATCAAGTACGGCGACGGCACCACGGCTTGGAACAGCCTGGGGTATTCGGCTGGCGGTGCTTTTGCTGCTGGTAGTGCGTCCAGCCCCAGTATCACCTTCACCGGTGACACCAACACAGGCATTTACTCTCCCGGCGCAGATCAACTAGCCATCTCGTCTAATGGGGTTGGGAGACTTTTTATAGCTTCTGATGGAAAGATTGGAGTAGCGACATCATCCCCAGGATCGGCGCTTCAAGTTAATGGCGCTGGTGGCATACGAATTAACGAAGATGGTGCAGGCACAAAACTGGTTCAGCTGAGAAGCGATTATGCCAGCCAAGGTCCAGCCATCAACGTATTCACAAATGATCCGCTGCTGTTCCTGACAAATAACACTGAGCGAATGCGCCTGGACTCCAGTGGCCGCTTAGGTCTGGGGTCTTCTAACCCAGATGCTCAGTTCGTCATTTCCAATACTTCCAGGATCCGGTTTCCATGCAATGCGGCTCAAAATGCTATTAGTTTTTGGAAGGATGCAACGCCAACTTTTGCAGCAGAAGTCGGGCTTGGATCGGCGACCGGCCTTGCATCCGCATTGAAGTTTGACATCTATAACGGAACTAGCTGGAATACTGCTGTCAATATTGACTCGTCATCGCGTGTAGGGATTGGCTCTACTGCGCCCAGCGGTGGTCAGTTAGTCATCAATTCCACGCTTGACGCTTCCAACAAGCAGCTTGTTCTGCGTGATGCCACAAATGGTTGGGCTCGCAAAATTGGCGTAGATAGCTCAAACAACATGGGCTTCTATGATGGCGACACTGAGCGGATGCGCATCGACAGCTCGGGACGCCTGTTAGTTGGCACGTCTACTGCGCGTACTGGAGTATTTTTTAACGGAGACGCCAATTCAAATCCTCTTTTTCAAATTGAGCGAGCTGGCGATGGGGCAGCTACGGCTGGATGCTCTATTTCACTAACTAGAAATACCACTGCCGTCGGTGGTGGTTCATTTATTGTGTTGGCAAGAAGCGGCGGCACAACGCAAGGAAGCGTGACCGCTGTAAATAATGGTGATTCGCTTGGGTTCCTGACCTACCAAGCAGCGGATGGCACTGATTTTGTTGAAGCGGCTCGTATTGCTGCAGAAGTAGACGGCACCCCCGGCGCTAACGACATGCCGGGCAGGCTAGTGTTCTCCACTACCGCCGACGGAGCGAGCAGCCCGACGGAGCGGATGAGGCTGGATAGAAATGGTGAGTTGGATAACTATTCTTCCGGCGGCTACATTTACAAAGCTAGAAGCTCTTCTGGTGCTGGCACTACCAATTTTTTGTATTGGGGTGCTCATTCGGCAACAAGCACAACAAACGGGACAGAATCATTCCGCGTATTTACCAACGGAAACGTCCAAAATACCAACAACTCCTACACAGCAATCTCCGACATCAAGTTGAAGGAGAACATTGTTGACGCAAACTCCCAGTGGGATGACCTGAAGGCTTTGCGGGTTCGCAACTACAACCTTAAGGAAGGCCAGACACATCGCCAAATCGGTCTTGTTGCCCAAGAGGTGGAGCCCATCTCTCCTGGCTTGGTTTACGAAAGCCCCGACCGCGACGCAGAAGGTAACGACCTTGGCACTGTCACCAAGTCAGTCAATTATTCGGTGCTCTACATGAAGGCGGTGAAGGCGCTGCAGGAAGCAATGGAGCGGATTGAAACCCTTGAGGCCAAAGTTGCAGCCCTTGAGGGCGCGTAGACCTACTCACTACAAGGCCGGAGTTTGATGCTTCGGCCTTTCCTCCGTACATTTCACCTGACACCAACAGACCCATGAGCACCACCTTCACCTGGAACATCGCCCAAATGGAGCGGGAAACCGCTGACGGCTATGTCTTCACTGTCCACTACACCGTGGGCGCCAAAGACGACACCTATTCGGCTGGTGCCTATGGCTCGCTCGGCCTGGAGCGTCCCGAAGGCAGCATGATCCCCTTCGCTGATCTGACCCCTGAGGTTGTGATCGGCTGGGTGAAAGAAAAGTTCGGCGCTGAGAAGGTGGCCGAGATCGAGGGTGCCCTCCAGGCGCAACTTGACGAACAACGCGCACCGAGCAAGCAATCGGGTCTGCCCTGGAGTGCTGCACCTGCCGCTGCTTAGTCTCGCCGGCTAGCTTGCTTTTGTTCCCGCTCTGCTTCTGCATCGGGCTGATAGAGCCCAAGCCTCTGTGCGTCCTTGAGGCGTCTCACGCTTGGGCCATCCATTCCCAAGGCCAGTAGGCAGCACATCTACAGCAGTGTGCTACTTGTGTGGTGGGCCAGCGCGGCTGCAACCGCCTGACCCGTGATCAGATCCACTGTTACTGGACCCGATGGCCGAAGCCTATCGCGCAGGGATGACTGCGCACGTCTGCGAGCAGACGCTTTCTCAAGCTTGGGAGATGTTCAAGGCAGAGCGCAGCGTTTCGCTCTGCCCCACCAGCCTCACTAGCGATTACGCCCAAGTCAGCAAATGGCTGGCGCGTTGTCCGATCCAGGAGTTCTCTGAAGGCCGGCGCGTGTTGACTTGGCTGTTGCAGCAGAAGCCTGAGAAGGCTGCGCGGCGCGTCTGCATGTATGTGCGCAGCTTGTACCGCTGGGCTGCTGCAGAAGATGTAGCGATCCTGCCTCGCAACCCGGTCGCCAACTTCAGGATGCCCAAGGCGCCGCAGGGTGAGCACGAGGTGGTCGTCATTCCCCGCGAGGAGATTCCCCTGGTGCTTGTGGCGTTAGAGGCCAAGCTCACCTACCGGGGCGTGAACTGGGCGCTGTTTGCCGAGTTCATGCTGCAGACCGCGTTGCGCACGGGTGAGACCCGAGCGATCAAGTGGGCCGACATTGACGGCGAGCGGGTGCTGATCCACAGCAACTTCACCCTGACCCACGGCCACAAGAACAGCACCAAGACCAACAAGAAGCGTTGGGTGCCGCTCAATGCCAGAGCGCAGGAGATCTTGGCTGTTCTGCCAAGGGATAGCGACTATGTGTTTCCGTGGAACCGACTGGCCTTTCAGAGCTTCTTCATCAAGCGCATGGGCCAACTGCACAGCGCCGGGTTGATCAAAAAGCGCTACCGGCCCTATGACCTGCGGCACGTTGCAATTAGCCGCTGGCTGGAGGCTGGTATCCCCGTGACGCAGGCAGCCAACTGGGCTGGCAACACATCGGAAGTGATCTGGAAGCATTACGCAGCAACGACTGCGGAATATGAGATGCCCGTGCTGTAAGGCGGGCAACTTAGAGCAACTGCTCGGCCACCATGACGCCAGAGGAACTTGCGGGCCTAGCCATTGCCTTACTGGCTGGCTCCGAGCTGCTCAGCTACATCCCTGGCGTCAAGGCCAACGGTTGGGTGCAGCTGGTGCTCGCGGCCCTTCGGGGTATCGCAGCCGCTGCTCAGGTTGAGCAAAACAACAAGCGCAAGCGCCGCTGAGCCATGGTCGAAATCGTCGCTGCTTTGGCAGGTGCTGTCCTTGCCATTGGGGCAGGCGGCGTTGGTTCCTTTATGCGCAAAGACGAGGAAGCCTCAAAGGCTGTGATCCGCCTGACCGCCGCTGTGGAGCACATTGCTGGTGAAGTCAGCCTGCTGCGCACAGAGATCAAGGAAGACCGGCAAGAGCTATACCCCCGCCTGAATGCGATTGAACAGCGGCTCGCCGTGCTGGAGACCAAGATATGAGCATCATTCAGCTGCGCGATGCGGCCAAGCACTTCAAGCAGCTGCCTCATCAACTTGCCGCTTGGGATTGGCTGCAGGAACACCTAGACGCTGACACGCTCAAGCAGTTCGCGGAGCTGTATCGCGCTGATCCGGCAGTCAAGCAACCGCTGCCGCCGAGCTGGCTGGCACCCGCTCTGAAGATCATCCGCGAGTTTGAAGGTTGCAAGCTGGAGGCCTACCGCTGCCCAGCTGGTGTGCCCACCATCGGTTGGGGCACCACACGGCTGATGGATACGCCGGTGCGCATGGGCGACAAGATCAGTCAGGCCCTAGCGGATGAGCTGCTGCAAAACGAGGTAGAGAACCTCTTCGGCCCTGGCGTGCTGCACCTGCTGCCGCTGGCCAAGCAATGGAAGCCCAATCAGGTCGGGGCCATCATCAGCTTTGCCTACAACCTCGGCCTTGGTGCTTTAGAGGATTCCACGCTGCGCAAGCGGCTGCTGGCTGGGGAAGACCCCTGCACTGTCGTGCGGGAAGAACTGCCGCGCTGGGTGCATGCCGGCGAAGCTGTGCTGGCCGGGCTAGAGCGGCGACGCGCTGCGGAGGTGGCCCTGTTCTGCGGTGATCAGCGTTTGGGCGTGCCTGCACAGCAGAAGCCCAACACACCGTTGAAGGTGCCCTACTACAGCCAACGCGATTCCACGGTGGCGGGCCAGGCCAACCGGATGTGCTTCTCCAGCAGTTGCGCCATGCTCGTCTCCTTCCTGCGGCCGGGTGTGATTACGGGCGCAGCGGCCGACGATCAATACCTCAAGACGGTGCAGCGCTTTGGCGATACCACCGATGTGAATGCACAGCTCAAGGCGTTAGCGCACTACGGCATCAAGGCTCGCTTCAAGCAAGACGCCGGTTGGGATGACCTGCAGCAGCAGATCGCACGTTCAGTGCCGATCCCCTGCGGATTCCTGCATCACGGCACCAGCGCCAAGCCCACTGGCGGCGGCCATTGGCTCACCGTGATCGGCATCACCAAAGGTCACGTCATCGTTAACGATCCCTTTGGCGAGATGGACGTGGTGCGCGGCACCTACCTCAACAGCAAAGGTTCAGGGCTGCCCTACAGCAAGGCGAACTGGGGGCCACGGTGGCTGGTGGAAGGGCCGCGTTCCGGCTGGTGCATCATCGCCGAGCCATGAGGAACGTGAACATCAGCCAGCGCATTCAACCTGGCCTGTGGAAGGTCCACCGCAAAGACACCGGCGTTGTGGTGTGGATGGCGATGGCCAACGGCATCACCTACCTCAGCTATCACGAGGAGCAAACCCGCCTCTGGCTCAGCCGTGAGCTAGACGATCCAGAACCGCTCGATGCGGCATGAAAAAGCCCCCGGCATGACCACGGGGGCAGGTTGAACATCCGACCTAGCTTGCCGGCTTGTCATTTCTTAAGCCTTTCGCCACCATCATGCACTCAAACATCACTTCAGCTTGCCAGCGTTGTTGATGTTCAATGCAGTAACCAAGGCCACACACCCGCCACTTGATCCCATCCTTTGTGGTGACCTGATTGATGACAGGTTCACTCACGGGAATACTTAGCGCAACCTTCTAGGTTCCCGTTATGGCGTGGGGAGAGTGGATGGTGCCCCAGCCAGGACCGGAGCACCTGCTCACGCTGGAACAGCAACGGCGTGCCGTTGATGGCTACACGCTGCCGCAGGCTAAGGCCATGCTGCTGCGCTTGTGCCAGCTGTCCTTACATCAAGACCTGATCATCCGAGGCGCTACGCGGCGGATCGCAGAGCTTGAATGCACTCTTGCCCTTGCAGACCGCCAAGCTTGAGCCTGAGGGTGGTCATGGCTCGGTTGTGCATCTGCTGGGTGGCCTGACGGCTCACCTTAAGCTCGGCACCAATTTGTTCGTAAGGCTTCGGCAGGCGGGTGGTGCCGAAATAACGGCTGCGGATGATGTGCTGGTGCTCGGGGGTCAGATCGTTGATGGCTTCATGCAGCGCATCACTGAACTCTTGCAAGTCATCGAGTTGTCCATCGGTGCTGCGTGGATCAGCCACCACATCCATAAACTCGCCGTACTTCTCCCCGCCTGGCATCTTCTGATCCAGGCTCAAGACGCTTGCGTTGTGGTTGAGGTAGCCGAGCAGCGTTTGCTTTTGGATCCCGCAATGCTTGGCTACATCAGCCAGCGGCGGCAGCTTGCCATGCTCTCGCAGGTGCAGCTGCATGTAGTCCATCGCTTTGCGCAGCTGATCATTGGCCTGCATCGGCAGGTGGATGATCCGGCTGTGGCGGTTGATCGCTCGCGTGATGCCTTGGCGAATCCACCAGTAGCAATAGGTGCTGAACTTGTAGCCCAGCGCCGGCTCAAACTTGAGGATGGCGGAATCCAAGCCAATCAGACCCTCTTGAATTAGGTCTTCAAGGGTCAGCGTGCCGCTGTACTTCTTGTATTTGCCGGCCACATTAACGGCCAGGCGAATGTTGGAGAGAAAGAAGCGATCACGAGCGCGGCGCCCTTTGTTGATGATGCCCTTCTGCTGTTTGGTCGGCTTATCAGGGTCACCGATGGCGAGCCAGGCCTGCACCTGACGGGCCAGGGTGATCTCTTCGGCAGCCGTGAGCAGGGGATAGCGGCGCGAGTGCTGGATGATCCAATCGACGGAAGTGCCAGGCGTAGCCATTGGCAGCAGTGTGGGGGAGAAATGGCTAGTGTTTGGGCCTAGACCTTTTTTCGAGGGCTAGGCGGAACCGTAGAGGCAGGCTGCGGTAAGGGCGGCACCGCGTGAGGACCGCCCACCTGCCACCTTTTTGCTCAGACCGTGGCCAAGGTCACGGTGTGCTCTTGGTCTTGGTATTTGCCAGCGCGGTCTT